TCGAAGCATTAACAAATAACCTTAAAAACCTAAAATAAAAAGATTATGGCATTTTCACTTGGGGGACTAACGTCCTATGTCGAGCAACAGCGGTTGCCGTTGCTGACCAAAGCGGTTTTCGATGCGAAGACCCAATCATTGATGCAGAAGCGTGTCGGAGTTAAGTACGAGGAATCGTTGAACTTAATGGACACCGATGCAGTATTCCAAGCCGCATCCACCTGCGCGTGGAATGCGTCAGGTACAACCACGTTCAGCCAGCGTAACATCAGCGTGGCGCGGGTGAAGGTGCAAGAGGAGTTGTGTCCTCGTTCATTGGAACAGTACTGGATGCAAACCCAACTTACGCAGGGGAGCAACTACGAAGGCGTACCCTTTGAGCAGGCGTTTGCCGAGCAGAAGGCAAAGCAAATCGCCAAAAACATTGAGAACGCTATTTGGCAGTCAACAACTGCGACAGGCGCGTCAGGATGGACGGGTTCATCTGCATCATTAAGCGGCGACGCTAACCTGAACAAGACCGTTGGTTTGCTTCATTTGATGGAAAAGACCACTGCATCCGCTTCAATCGTGTCAAGCCTTGCAGGTGCGGCTTTCAGTGACACCACCATCGTGAGTGCGTTTGAAAATGTGTATCAGAACATCCCTGTTGAAATCATCAGCAAGGACGACATCTACGCCTTTTGCGGCTGGGATACTTACCGCATCCTTGCCAACAAATTGGTAGGATTGAACCTGTATCAGGGTGACCTTGGGCAGTTGGGTGCAGGTGAAATGTTCTTCCCCGCAACCAATATGCGTGTATGTGCGGTCAATGGATTGAATGGAACGCGCCGCATCGTGGCAACGTCATTGAGCAACCTGTTCTTTGGAACTGACCTGCTTTCTGATGAGGACACGTTCCGCATCTGGGCAAGTTACGACAACGACCAAATCCGCTTCCAAGCCGCGCTGAAATACGGTGTGCAGTTTGCATATCCTGAATTTATGGTGTTGTACAAGGCAAGCAACGCAACGACACCTGCTGGCTGATGACAGGGCAGGGAAACCTGCCCTTCTTTTTCTTCTGACACTATAAAACAAGAAAAAATATGAGCTGCGCACTAACATCAGGATATGCACTTGGCTGCCGCAACAACGTTGGCGGCATTAGCGAAATTAGGCTTGCATCGTGGAACGTCACTGGGTCAGTAGCCACCAACACCACAGGCACGGTGACTGGCTTCACAGGCTACGCTTCGGGAAGCAATGCCTTCTACAAGTTTGAGTTGCCGAAGGGCGTGGGTCAGTTCACTGAAACGACAAACGCGAGTGTTGAAAACGGCACGATTTTCTACCAGCAAGAAATGACGCTGGTCATCAACAGGCTCACGCAAGAGGTACGCAATCAGTTGCGCCTTGCTTCCAACGGCAGGTTGTTGGCCATTGTAACTGACCGCAACGGCAAATATTGGCTGTTGGGTGAAACGAATGGCATCGAGGTGACTGGGGGTACTGCCCAGTCAGGCACAGCGATGGGTGACCGTGGTGGTTATGAGTTGACGTTCACGGCGATGGAGGCACAGCCTTGCAGGGAGGTGCTATCGACTGTCATCGCAGGTGTGACGTCAGGTACGCAAATTACAGGCGGCGCGAATTAAGTGTAGTTCAGTTTGGGTTGGTGAAAGCCAGTGCGTAAGGGTCGCACTGGCTTTCTTATTTTTGCACAACACAAACCCTTAAATCTGCACAATGAGAATCTGCATCGTTTACAATCAGCATCCAACAGGGTGCAGTTACTACCGACTTGAAATGCCGAATGCGGCCGTTCACGACCTATGCGGTGGAGTGGTGGATTTTGTCAGCATCGATGACATCAGGCGTATGGAAGAGGATGAGCTGAAAACAATTGACCTATTCTTGTACAACCGAACGTGGATAGCAGGGCCGTTGGAAGCGGTGGAACAGGTCGCTAACATCCTTCGGCAGTACGGTGCGCGGATTATCCTTGATATGGATGACTATTGGCACCTTGGCACAGGGCATAGCTTTTACAGGCACTACCACGACACAAAGATGCCTGCAATCATCGAGAAGCACATCCGCATAGCTGACCACATCATCACGACCACGACATACCTGCGCGATGAATTGGTGAAGTTTAACAAGAACGTGAGCATCTTTCCGAACACGCCTTACCTGCAATACAAGCAATTTCAGGAGCAACCAACGCAAAGCGAGCGGGTGCGGTTTGGTTACTTCGGCGCGGCGCAACACACGGAAGACGTGGAACTAATGCGGTCACCGTTGCAACGCCTGTCGGATGAAACCGAACTGGATGGCAAGTATATGATTTACTTGGCGGGCTGGAACGAAAACAACCCAATCTATCAAGGCTATGAGCAGGTTTTCAGCAACAAGGGCAAGAACAACAACTATTCGCGCATCCAAGCGGCTGACATATACAGCTACGTTCAAGGTTACAATTGGGTGGACGTGAGCCTTGCACCACTTCGCGACACCAAGTTCAACCGATTGAAGTCGGAGTTGAAGATAACGGAGGCGGCGTGGATGGGAAAGGCGGTTATTGCCAGCGAGGTGCCGATGTATGCGGATTGCATTGAGAATGGCGTGGATGGATGGCTGGTGCCTGAAAAGAAGGACAAGCTGTGGTACAAGTATATGCGGGCGTTTATCAATGAACCTGCGATGGCGAAGGAAATGGGTGAGCGGTTACGCGCCAAGATGCAGGGCAAGTTTGATATTCAGCAAATCAGCGAGGCGAGGCTGAATTTGTACAAAAGCGTCGCGCGTGGTATTTAGTATTGATGCTATATCTGAAAGCCAACCAAAGCAACACGATCAACGTCACTTGGACTGAGCGCGCGAGTAGTGCGACGATTTACAAGTTGATATTGACGAATATCGCTAAGAACACCAGTACGGTGGTGTACATTGACGCGATTAGCAACGCGAGCAGTTACGAGGAGAGATACGACCGCTTCACCTTCACGTTGGGCGCGCTTGAAAAAGGGCAGTACAAATACGAGGTCTTGCAGGATGCTAACGGCTACGCGGCGGGTGACGCACTTGGTGGCGGATTGTTCGTGTTTGAAGATAGCGGCTATGCGTACATCAGTGCGGCGGCAGACCAAGCAACGGATGCGCCGTGGGGATGCGAGGGAACATTGATACTGGAAGGCGCATCACCCGAAGCGATTGGTCAAGGCGTAATTAACACCGCAACAATCGTGGCAAGTTGCGCTACATCGGGTATAAGTGCGCGGATTTGCGATGAATTGACCCTGAACGGGTATAGCGATTGGTTTCTTCCTTCGCTGGATGAGTTGACCGAAATGTACACTAAATTGAAGGTGAACGGCTTCGGTAATTTTGCAAACCAACGCTATTGGTCATCGACCCAAGATTTTGATGACCCAGCAAACAAAGCACTTACAATCGACTTCAACAACGGCACGCTTCACGCACACAACAAATCGCAAACCAACCGCCACACCCGAGCGATGCGCCGCTTCTTGATGGGAGCGCCAAGAGTGGTCGAAACAGGATTGGCCTACATTGAACCCGCAACCGAAACCTACGTTGCACCAAGTAACAACAACACCTATGTCAGCTTCTAAATTCGCATTCAGTTTCATCCCGACAACCGACTACCAGTTGCCTGTTATGCTTGAAAACAAGCAGGCCAATATGGTGCTGTTTGGTGAGCGCAACGAATACCCGTACTACCTGCTGGACAACTACCACAAAAGCGCGAAGCACTGCGCCATCGTGAACGGCAAGGTTCACTACATCGTAGGCAAGGGATGGAAGGCAAGTGACAAAGGCACGGTTGAACAGCAAGCAAGGGCGGAGGAGTTCATCCGCGACCCCAACGTTGAAGATGATTTGAACGACCTTACCGAGAAGTTGGTGCTGGATTTGGAGTTGTTTAACGGCTTCGCACTTGCAGTCACTTGGAACAGGGGCGGCGGCATCGCCTTTGTTGAACACGTTCCATTCCAAAAGG